TTCCTCGACAAACGCTACGGCTATGTGCCGCTGGAGCAGTTCATCTACAAGGTCTCAACGCCAAGTAAATACCTGGCCAGCTTGATCTGGCGAGAGATGAAGCCCGTCACTGATGAGCCGATGGCAGTGAAGAAATGGCTGCGAGCAGTGGTGAAGACCGCAATGACGCAAGGGCAGCCGTTGCTATGGACAACACCGGCAGGGATGCCAGTGGAGTCAGCAGATCGGATGGCACTGAAGAAAGATGTGAACACACTGCTGTTTGGGAAGGTGCAATGCCTGAGCCTGAAGGAGACACCAGCTGACGGGAAGTTGAATTACAAAGCTGCGGCAAAAACAATTACAGCTAACTATGTGCATTCATTTGATGCCGCACTGGTTGGCATTGTGAGCAGTTGTGCAGCGGATCACAATATCCCCCTGCTCTGTAATCACGACTGTTTCGCCACTACTCCTACGCGAGCGAGTGAACTTCACAACTTGTTGCTCACTAGCTTTGCGGGGCTGTATCGAACAGATTGGCTGGAGGTCCACCACCAGGAAATGGAGGCCCTAACTGGGCTCTCGCTGCCCAAACCCCCTGCCAGGGGTGAGCTTGGCGTGGGACTGATCGGCAGTAACCCATACCTGTTCAGCTGAAGACCCACGAGACCCGTCGCTACGGGGTTGCAGCAGTCTGCGACAACGGGGTATGGTCTGCCTGTCCCACGACCTGCTTAGCGCATGGCTCGACAGTTGATTGCGACTCCCCCTGCCCCTTGCCGTTGGGCAAAGGTGCTGGATCGGAATGGCTACAAGGCTTATGACGAGAGCGCCCCAAATGAATGGAGCATTGAGTTAGTCCTTGATCCCAAGGACAAGGACCATGCTGCGTTCATGCTTAAGGCGGAGGATCTGTACGCCGAGCATCACGGCGATACGCGCAAGAACTCCTACTGGCTGCCGATTCGTGAAGGCGAAAAGGAAGACACGGGCATGAACATCTGTCGGTTCAAGACCAAGATGCGTGCCTTCAAGGACGGCAACATGACTAAGCCGCCCACCGTGGAAGACACTGAGCGTCGCCCTTGGCCTGAGGACAAGCTGATCGGCAACGGTTCTGTCGTTCGCGTGGCCTTTGAGGTGTACGCATGGAAGGCACCGTCAGGTGCTGGCCTGACCTTCCAGCCCAAGATCATCCAGGTGGTGGAGCACATCCCTGCACCGAGCGCAGCAGGTGGAGACGCTGACCCGTTCAGTGACTCGCCGTTCTGAAGCAGTGGACCACTACGACCTTGACTATGAAATGGCCATTGCTTTTCGAGAGGAAGTCATCCGACGCCTCTACAAACGCATCAATCGTCCGAAACCTCCGCAAAAGCCACGGCGAGATAAGGAGGGAGGGAGTGAAGGTGCAGTGTCGTGAGATCTGGCTGCCCTTCCGCCCTATCTCCAAGGCCAGACCACGCTTCAGTGGTCACGCCTACACCGACAAGGTGTATGCCCAGTGGAAGGGTGATGTCCGCTCCTTCCTGGCGGAGTGGTGGACTGATGCACCGCTCGACAGGCTGAACGTACTGGTGGCCCATTTCTACGGGCCAGCCAGGGGCGATCTGGACAACCGTGTCGGCAGTGTTCTTGACGCTGCCAAGGGTGTGCTGTTCACCGATGACGCAGTGACGGTCATCCCCGCCCTGGTGCTGAAGCACATCAAGGTGCCCGCCAAGGAGGCGCGTATCTACCTGATGCTCGTGTGGGAGGAAGAGCAGTGATCAACTGCCCCAAGTGCAATTCGCCCAACACACGGGTGAAAGAAACCAAAGCCAATCGCAAGGAGGACTGCATCGTGCGTTATCGCACCTGCCTGACCTGCTCTTATGACTTCCCCACCCATGAACGGGTGGTGCGTTATCTCAGTGCAGGCGTCGGCTCAGTGTGCCTTGAGGGAGGAGATGAGTGAACCGATTGCAACTCATCAGCCTTGCCCCAGTTGTGGGTCTTCTGACGCTCTTGCTGTTTATGAAGACGGCACGCACTGCTTCTCCTGCGGGGAGCACAGCACCCAGCCACAAGATCCCGGAGCGTGGCGGCGTGGACTACACGCTGTTCGGCCCATGAGGGATCTCCAAACCCGTCCATGGGATGAGATGTACCGTTCCGTGCGCCGTGAAGTGCTGGAGCAGTACGGCATTCAGCGATCCAATGGGGCTGTGGTCTTCTCGTACCGCGACCGCGCCGGCCAGGTGGTGGCCCGGAAGTTCCGCGATGACAGCAAGAAGATCTGGTGGGAGGGCTCGGTCAAGGACATCACCGGCTTCGGGATGCACCTGGCTAACCCCGATCATCACGACGCTGTGGCGATCACAGAGGGGGAGATGGATGCACCGTCCATCACCGCTGCCACCAAGGGCCGCATCGTTGGAGTGTCTGTCCCCAATGGTGCGCAGCAGGCCGCCAAGTTCGTCCGCGAACGACTGGATGAGTTTCAGAAGTTCCGCGTGGTCTATGTCGCCACTGACATGGACGAACCGGGGGAGGCCGCTGCCAAAGAGCTGATGAACCTGTTCCCCTCGGGGAAGGTGCGGCGGGTGATCATGCCCCGCAAGGATGCCAACGAGGTGTTGCAGGAGTTAGGCGGCCCCGCCCTAGCTGATGCGATCAAGGCAGCCAAGGAGATTCGCCCTGATGGGATCCGCCCTGCTTCTGACTTCCAGGGCCTGGTGCTGCGCCCACCACAACGCACCAGTACGGACTGCGCCTTCAGCTTCTGGAATCAGAAGACCCCCTTTTGGGATAACCAACTGGTGGTGCTGGTGGCCGGCTCTGGCGTGGGCAAGACCACCTTCGCTCGGGGGCTGGCGCTGGGCTTGATGGAAGCAGGCCGGAAGGTCGGCTGGATTGGCTTGGAGGAGACGGTTGAAGAGGCCGTTTTCCGATTCGTGGGCATGGCAGCTGGCGTGGAGATTCATGCCCGCACCAGCTACGCCGGGTTCAGCGAAGAGCAACGACTGGCCATCGCCCAAGCGGACAAGGTGATCACTGGCTCCGGTCGCCTAGAGCTGTTCGATCACTTCGGATCTCTGGACGAGGAGTCGATCATGAATCGAATGGATTACATGGTCCGCTCCCTGGGCTGTGACTTCCTATTCCTTGATCACCTGACCATTCTCGGCAGCGGTCTCGCCCAAGACACGCGGCACTTGGATGCAATGGTGACCAAGATCAGGAGCTTCATTGCTGCCACCAAATGCACAGTGGTGGCAATCAATCACCTGAACCGTGGCTCTAGCCAGAGCAAGAACATGGAGGACGGGGGCATCCCTGAACTGCATGACATCCGTGGCAGCCACAGCATCGTCCAGTTGGCTGACACCATCTGGGCCCTGGGTCGCAAGCGTGGCGACAAGACCACCCATTCGTACTGCCTGAAAAACCGGATGCTTGGCCGTTGCGGTTACGCAGGGTCATTCATCTTTGACGAAGCCACGCAAACCCTGGAGCAGAAATGGCTGGAACCGAGTGGCGACCCGTTCTGAACTGGTACGACCTCAACGTCGGCCAATACATCCGCTTCCGCCTAGCTGTTGGCTGGAAGAAGGGCCACGTCTCTCACGTGTACGACAACAGCTGCACTGTTACCTGGAATCAAGCATCCAATGAACACAGCACCCGCGTCTATGACCTCCGAAACATCCAAGTCGAACGATGAAGAACGCCAGCTGGACATAACGCTTGGCACCGTCAAACGTTTCCTGCTGATGGGCTACGAGCACTACAACGAGGCCATGCGTGATGGCCACCATACGGTTGCTGGCTACTGGGACGGCTACATCCGTTGCTGTCAGCACATCCTTGAAGCGGAGGGCCAGTGATGCCCTTGAATCAGATGAGCCCCGACTGCCCCAACTGCGGGGCATGGATCACCAAGGTGATCTTGACCAAGTTCGATAGCGAGGTGACGAGCGTTGTCAGGCGCCGGCACTGTCAGTATTGCGACCATCGCTTCTACACACGGCAAGCCCACGAGGAAATTGTTGATGTGAAGTGGGTGCAGGGCACGAAGAAGCAGACGATTCCCGAGATCGTCAAGGTTTATGCCACCCCGTTTAAAGGCAGGAAGTCAACGTGAAACTGCTTGATGAATTAACCGAGCTGTACTGGTCCCTGGGCGAATACAGCATTGATGACAAGCGCCGAATGAAGGCCGTGATCTACGAGCTAGCAGCTCGGATCCGTAGCTGGGCGCCAGACGAGGGGCAGGCACGCATCTGCCACTTGGCCATCAATGAAATAGCTGACCGTTTAATCCGCGAATCCAACCCATGCGACTCCTCATTGACGCCGACTACTACCTCTACCGAGCCGCCGCAGGAAGCGAGTACGAAGTCGAGCTGAGCCCTGACTGCTGGACCTATCTCTCCCGCATTGATGAAGCCAAGGCTTCCTTCACTGAGGAGATGGACCGCTTCCAGGGCATCTGCCCTGATCACAGCCTGGTCGTGATCTACGGCGACCACTCCAACTTCCGCTACGCCATTTATCCCGACTACAAGTCGGGCCGGAGGAAGTACCGCAGACCAGCGGGCTACCAAGCCCTGAGGGACTGGGCGCACAACTGCTACCCATCACTCACGCTGCCCAACGTGGAAGGCGATGACGTGCTGGGCATCATGGCGGAGGAAGGTGACGTGATCGTTGCCAAGGACAAAGACCTGCGCACAATCCCTGGCCTCCACCTGGACGGCGAGGGAGTGATTGATGTCACGCAAGACGAGGCGGACTTCAACTTCTACAGCCAGGTGCTGACTGGTGATGCCACCGATGGCTACCCCGGCTGCAAAGGCATCGGCAAGGTTGGAGCAAGCAAACTGCTCGCCGGCTGCGCCACCGAATGGGAGATGTGGCACACCGTTTTGGAGGCATACATGAAGGCCGGACAAGACATCGCCTATGCACTGCAGATGGCACGTTGCGCCCGCATCCTTCGCCCTGGTGAGTACGACCACGCGAAAGAGCAGCCCATCCTGTGGAACCCGCCACGGTTGGGCAAGTAGTGGTTATGGGCGTGAGACTTGCGAACATACAGGGACGTAGTAG